CTCTAGTTCATCAATATCTTCCATTTATACAGTCTCCAATTCCATCCAGTTAATACCTCTAGCAGTTTCAGACTTAAGAGGTAATACCATGTCGTAATTCCAACGTTCTTTGATTTCAATCGGGCAACCAGTAGTAGCCCACTCTAGGATTTCTTTAACCTCATCTTTTTCATCAGGGTGAGTATCAGCAACAATACTATCATGTACAGTTAGAATAAGTACTGATTTTAGCTCCCTACGTTTAAACTCATCGAAAGCTCTAATACAAGCTAGAGGAACAATATCGCCAGTAGCAAATCCCTGCACCGGATAATTAACAATAGCAGTAGCATTAGTAGTACGTCCATTTCTAGTTCTTTTAGTTCCGGGGAACATATATTCTCTACCAGATGGAGTTCTAATAAAGCCATCATTTAGAACCCCTTCCATTTGTTCTACTTGCCATTCCCCATGACGCTTGTAGATTTTGAAGAATTCATTAAAGTACTTCTTAATGTGATCGGGCTCTGATGCACCCTGTCCACCATAGAGCGGGGCAAATGTGTAAGGTTTAACCTCATTGCGTTCATCTTTAGTAATATCCTCTTTAGGCTTTCTATGAACAATAGAAGCTGTCTGTCTATGAATATCCTTACCATCATTAATATCTTGAATGATTTGAGGATCACGAGACAGTTCACCAGCAACAACGAATTCTAGACCACTGAAATCACATTCAGTAATAACACCATCTTTAAACCTACTAATCACACAACCACGAATAGGGAACTTACGTTCTTTAGGTTGATTCTGAAAATTAGGTCTAGATGAAGATAGTCTACCAGTTCTAGCAACAGTCTGATTAAAATTAGGGTGAAGTATATTGTCTTCTCTTGTCCACCTTTTAATACCTTCTACGAATGAATTTAGATAAGTATTAACAGCATTTAGTCGTTTCTTCTTTTCAAGGAATTCTTTGGCCTTATCCTTACCAGAAACTTCTGCCTGCCTGATAAGACGGTCAAACTGCACCTTAGAGACACTGAAGCCATGTACAGACGCATCTTGTGCCCCCTCCGGTACTAGCTTAAGGCCTGCTACAGCCGATGTATCTGATAGGGTAAACCCCCTTCCCTCGCATGTAGCACACTTACTATCATTCTTAAACGGGGAACCATCCTTCTTTGTCTTTCTTATAAATCCCTTACCATAACAAACAGTACATTGGTCTGCTTTTGTCTTACGAATGATATTTGTAGTTTGTCTAACAATATCACCAAAAGCAGTATTAGTAAGATATGGTGGATACTGTTTTTTCCCATTTACTAGTCCAAGATTAAATGAGGACTTATGTAATTCAGGATTAGTAACTTCCCTACTATATACAATCTTTGAAATATCTACGGGTGATGTTAGACTAAACGGAGTATCGCCTAATACCTCTTGACCAATTATATTCAGATCAGTTTCAAGAGAATCACGTTCACTGATATAGTCCTTCTCAATTCGTGCTAGTTCTTCAGTATCAATCGCAATACCGTTACGCTCAATCTCTACTAAGAATAGTAGCATTTCATTCATCAGAGTTACAATTGTAGTAAGTGATGAATTCTCTGGTCTAAGCCAGTCAGAAAGTTGCTTAACTAAAATTTCGGCAGTTGACATTACGTCTGCTTCAAGATACTCGTCAACAATAGGATACGGGATTTCTTCAAAACCAACACCACTCTTGAAATAACCATTAACAAGGTCAGCTTTCTTATGAGTTACGTCTCTATTCTGAGATACATATTCTAGGCTAAGCTTGGCCCTTACTCCACGAGCAAGAATGTATTCCCCAATCATAGTGTCATATGCATCCTTACCATCAAGGTCAAACCCCGATTCGATAAGCCACATTATATCATATTTGACGTTATGACCTACAATTACATCACAGTCATCAATAGCTTGTTGTAGTCGTTCCTTAGTGTCAAACTCTGTAAGATCATTATGATTGAAGAATGACTTGTTGTATTCTCCTAATACACTGTCAACTACAGTAACCCAACCTACAGCTACTAACTTGTTTAATGGATTGAATGGGGCGTTATCAATTACCTTCTTGATCTTTCCATCTTCATCTACTTCTTCAATGAATTGTACAGAGTTTTCAATATCAAGTACTAAGTATTTAATTGACATATCTACTTATCTCCGGTTCAATCTTACAAATCTCTGTTCCATGATACCCATTTAACTTATTCTTACCAACTGTAAGATACCTAAGTAGTTCAGGAGTACCATCAGCATTATCTGGCATCTTACCAATACCAATAATCAGATCACCTTCTGCGTATTTACCAGTCTTTGATCCTTCCATCATATTAGGAAGTAGAATAGTTTTATTATCCGCCTCAATAGAAGCCTGTGATAATCCTATTCCAGCTATTGTATGTTTTGAAAGGTAAGTTCGAAACCAGATGTACAACTCTCTAAGCTTGGCATGGCCTTCTTGATTGGTATCAATGTTAATCTTATCAAGCTGATCAATTACTACGATATCAGGCTTGTGTAGCTCTAAGAATGCCTCAAGCTTAACTGTATCCCAACCATGAGAGTCATGGATAATGCATCTATCTGCTATTTCTGAGAACTTACTATTTGCAAGTAATGGAGCCTTTACTATTTGCTCTTTACTCATACCTGTATAAGCTGAGACTGCCCGTAACTTTGTACGAATAGCAGCTTCTTCATTAACTAGGTATACGACCTTAGCGCCTTGATCAATCCACCCACCGGGAGCGCAAGCAAGACTAACACCGAAAGCAGTTTTACCTGTCTCCGGTCTAGCAAATACAATCATAAATTCGGCAGGGCCAATACCATATACCCTATTTGATAGGGAACTGATATTAAACTTCCATCTATTAGCGTCATCACTAACTGCTAACAATGCAAGTATGTCGTTTGATACTAGCTCTCCGAAATCATCAGGAGTAAAACCAGCATCAACCTGTTCTAATAGTCGTTTTAGCTTTTCAAAAGCCTCAGTACGACCTTCAGATATAGATATACCTAGACCAGCAATGTTACGGCCTATCTCTCTTTTCCATAATCCGTCAATTACATCAGAGGTTACATCATCTGACATAACTTCTTGTAGCTCTATATCAGCTACTATATTAGAAACTGCGTCTACTTCAGCACGAGTTGCAACAGGATTTTCATCCTTCCATAATGCTAGTAGCTCATCAGTTGAAACGTCTTTGTGATACTTATTATGAGCGGCTACAATAACTTCAAACAGTTCTCTAAGTTCCTCAGAAAAAAGTGGAGCGACCACTTGTGCTTTATGATCGCTCCAAAAGTCATAGGATAGCAGGCTCTTTAAAATCTGCTTATCTATTATATTATCCCTTACTTAAATACCGCGTATTCAACAATATCACCGACATACATAATGGAATTAGCACTGTGATGCTTCCACACTAGATGGGTTGCCTCTTCATAATCGCCTTGCATTGGTGGAGGTAGCATAATATTCATAAACTCGTTAAGATCAGGATCAGATTCTCCCCGGAACCTAAGATGAAAATATTCACCGGGCTTAATTGGATTTTCTCCACCTGTCCACTGTTTCCAAACAAGGGACGGATCATTATGTGATTTAGTAATTGTCATTATGCTACACTTTCTGCTGTGAATTTATAATATGAGTTGGGTAATTTTTCTACTGTCCAAGGATTGAACTTGTACTTTTTTCCTAGTTCTATCCATGCTAACTTAACACCAGACATATTTTCTGAAGGGAATATATTATCCAATCTATCAAATTTGTCTAGTCTATTAGCATATTCAACTAAGAAGGTATAATCTTCTAATGATAAGACATATTCCTCACGCATTAAAGATATCATCTGTTGTTTTAAGGCTGTACTTAAGACTATCCTCTAGGAACAAAGCCCTATCTTTCCAGTAATGTAGTCCCTCATGTGCGCTGTTAAGGCCACTAACAAGCTGCTTATTCCGCTTATTAAGCCCCCGAACACGTTCACGTAAAGAAATCAGTTCTCTATTCTTCGCCATTATTTTTATTCCCTTTCCTCACGCATTAACGATATCTTCTGTTGTAGTGTGAACCGTTAACTTCAATGGTATCAATTGGACCACCCTTTGTATCACTATCGAATACTCCGATAACTAGTCTACCAGTATACCAAGCTAATGTATCGAAATTAGACCTATTTGTGAATAGCATTGGCCCGTCTTCAAACTGATGATGACCATGAACTACATGTCTAACTCCAATATCCATATCATGAGTTTCGCCATAGATATTGTACATATCACTATCCTCTAGACCATCTTCTCTTTGTGATAGTCTAGACGGGTGACTATTATACATCTTCCATCTAAGTCTAGATTCTTCCTGATCTTCAAGAGATTTACCGTTATCTACTCCTGCATGAACATATAGACGCTTACCATCGTCACGATACAAAGGTAGACCTAGAACAAACCTGATATGTTCTTCAGGGAATTGATAATTAGCAGTAAATGGAGCAAGACCATATGATTTATAGGTTTGAGCCCCACCATTATACATAACCCAAAAGTCTATGCCAATACCTAGGTAAGCATCTAGCATAAAGGATTCATGATTACCCTTAAGAGTAACTACACTATTGTATTTCAATCCATAGGCTGTTTTAGTTTTAGTAAGTTTAATAAGCCGATCAATAACTCCCTTACTATCAGGACCCCGATCTATATAGTTTCCTGTGAATACTATGTTAGGAATATTAAACTTATCCTTATCTGCCATGTATTTATCTGCCATGTAGTTACGGATCGTTTTAAGTGCCATGTTAAGAATATCAGATCGACCATGAAGATCAGCTATATTAAATGTTAGTCTACTCATTTCTTATTACTCATTTCTAAGTTTTCGTATTTCTCTTTAAGAGCCTTTAGTTTTTCTTCAAACTCTTTCTTTGAAATAACCTGATCTGCATAATCAGAATACAAGTCATACTCTGCTAAATCATAGCTAGTTGATCTGATTACCATGATCTTAGTTGATCTTAGTTGCGGCAACAAATACGCCAGTAAGAGCTTTAAAAATATTGCTAGAATATTCTGCCTTATCCGCCGTAAACGGATGCTCTGCTGCAAAACTCTTAAAATCACCAGTGAAGGTAAAATCAAGAGTTTCTTCTGCATCAGAGATAAGTTCACGCATAGTATATGACATCATAGCCCTATCGTATTCATCAACATCACTATGGTAGCCAGTTCCATATACAACATACAAGTCGTTAGGATGCTTATTGTCACTAAATACAGCGGCATCAACATCTTCATTAAACTTAATGTTAGGGATATCAATCTTTTCCATTTAATAGTTCCTTTATTTTCTCTGGTGTATAGTATTTAAGATCATCAGGGATGAAGATTACATTAGTTTTTATGGTTCCTGATAGTTTACGTGATATATCTAATGCTTTCATATTTGCATCAGGGTCGAGGCATATGATTACCTCATTGAAGTTGTCAATAATCCTACGTTTGTAGTTATCTGTTAAATTTGTCCCCAATAATGAGATTCCGGTATAGTCTGGAATGATGCCAACCGCACAGGCTGAAGGGGCATCCTCCACTAATACACCAACTGGACCGACTCCGCAAGCGAAAAATGAGCTAAGATCACCATATTTTACCCATTTAGCCCCATAATGGCCTAGTCTACGGCCAGAGTATCCAATTATGGGACCGTTTTTAGTCCTTGAGTCTCGTATTGGGAACATTACCCTATTTTCAGAAGGTGAAAACTTAATATCAACCAGTTTATTCTCATAAGATAGATATGAATTTACTGATTTCAAATAATCTAAGACTTCTTCGTTTGACCTAACTACTGTAAGAAATTCTGGTATTGGTTTTCCACTAACAGGCGCGTCGAGTTTATTATATTCCTTTGAAGTAAGTTTTTCCCTCATCCCGGCAATTGACATACCGTCCTCAGATATACCATGAGCAACACAGGAAGACTTAAAACAATGCCATTCTAAGACTCCATTTATTTTACTCACACCTAATGTATTCCATCCATTACAAAATGGACAGTTAAACCTAGATGATTCCCCGTCATGGACTTTAAGTTTTCTAACTGTAGTTAATTGCTCATTATAGCTCATCTACTATCCTTAATCCATTGAACAATATCTTCAAATGTATGCTTTTGCATTACAATTTCATTATGGTGCTCATCTTCTAGTTTAAGTAATCCGAACTCTTTGGAATACACAACGAATATATTCTTACCATTAGGATAAACAAACTCTCTAGATTGTTATGTCATGTCTAATTACCACATTATATTGACATAATGAGTAGGATATATTGACATAATGAGTAGGATGGATAACATCACCAGTATTAGTAGTAATCCATTCCTTATTAAAACGCTTAAAATAAGCCCTATACCAATTTACTTCATCATACTCCCGGTCATACACTATATAAAAAGTACCATCTTCTTGTTGTTCCGTAATTTCTCTAGGAAATGAATTATCCATTTTCATTGCTCCGTTATATGTACAGGATGAACGTTAAGTTTAAACTGTGCCTTCTCTTCAATTATCTTATCCAATGGTTCATACAAGGCCTTAATTACATCAAAGTCTGGCCCTCCTACAATTCCAATATGCATTTCACCAGTACTAGGATGATTCATTACTGCTACTTGATGAACATAAGTATTATCATTTGCCTCATAGTCTTCATTAATAGGAATGAAACCTAATGCTTCTACTGAAGCTAAAAGCTTATTAATAGGTGTAGGAGTTGTTCTGTCTTTAAACCATGATACCTCTTTAATAATATAGATGTTATCTTTATTGTAGTCATCTAGACCTCTAAAGATAAATTTGGGGTGTAGTATAGTAGGAAGCATGTCTTATCTCTCTATTATAGGGTTAGAGGGGTAGTGTAGATAGAAGCCTGCTAAACGCAGGTCTATTATACCCCCAAAAGTTAATCTGTCAAGAGGGAAAATTAATTTGGTTAAGCCTTTGATATTCCAAATCTTTTCTCCATTGCAGACCTTGCCATAGCCAAATTATACGGGCCATAGGTGTTTAGCTGATCCCGGTCAACGTGTCCACTGATTGACTGTCCTTGTGCATCACTTGCACCAGTTTCTAGAATCTCAGTTAGTACTGTTCTTCTAATGTCTCTCAGTTGTAGAGTATTAGGCAATAGCAATAGATCACGAATTAGCCTATAATCTTTATTGTATTGACTGTAGTGATATTGAGGCAGGAAAGTACCCCATTGTCTTACATTCCTATTATTCATCTCATTCTTAAGACGTTCCTTAAAAGGTGAATAGACAGGGATTTGAACAGTAGTACCTGTTTTCTGTTGTTTAATAGTAACATACTCATCTTTTTGATTATAGGCTTTTACAGGTAGCTTTATAAGATCACCGGGCCGTTGACCAAGATTGTAAGACATATCAATTAGTAGTGATATATTATGCTTACCTTCTTTTAGTGCTCTTAACCTAAACATTTCAATTATGTCTTTAGACCATACTTGTGATCTAGGTTCAGGAGTAGCTAACCCCATTTTTTCAAATGGATTATTATCCACAACTCCCTTACGCTTAGCAACATTCCAGATTCTTCTTAGTACTTTCATTGTGGCTACTGCTTTATTAGTCTTACCAGTAGCTACTAACTCGTCATACCAATCATCAGCAGTTCTTTCATTAATGCGCTCTACTTTGTTCATAAACATAAACTTAGTAAGAGCATGTTGCATCATCTGTTCATACATAATCTTACTATTAGTAGCAAGCTTTCTGTATTCTCTAGTTTCTCTATACCAGTCAAATAATGCTGATAGTTTCATCCCTTTAGTTCCTTATTGATTTCATTAATAGCTTTTTCAGATAGTAGACTAATCACCCTAAGTAGAAAGCTTAGAATTGTTATCATACTTATCAGCAAGGGACTTAATAAATGTGAATGTCTCAATATTCTTATCCACAATACCTTGTAGAATTTGCTGTTTCATCTGTTTAACTCCTGTTAGGGTTCCCAGCCTCCCATATATGGAACGCCTTAATCTCTATAACCCAATTGGCTGGCTCCTGTCAATCCCCTATTGACTTTTCTGGTGGGGACAGGTATAAAGGCAGGCTAGACCCAGTTCAACCGGAAATAAGGAAAATAATGCGGGCAGACTTAATTGATTATATGGGATCAGACTTAACTGTTGTTAACAGTGCTAGAGTAAGCTTTGATAAGGAAAGCGAATGGGAGGCAATTTGGGATACTACAATAGAAGATGATATTATACACAATAATAGTGTATCTTATGTATTATCAGATAAAGATAAAAAGCTTATTAAGTATCTAGCAAAAAATGGACACTGGACTCCATTTAGCCATGTTCAGATTCAAATGAGAGAGACAGTTCCTATCTTTGTTGCTAGACAGCGATTTAAACATATGGTTGGTTTCACATATAATGAAATTAGCCGACGATATGTAGATGATGATCCTGTTTTCTATTATCCAGACTTTTGGAGAAAACGCTCACAAGATAAGAAACAGGGCTCGGATGATGAACGCATATTAAATCATAGCTATATAGATGATGAATATGATGAGTTTATAGATTCAGCAACAAAGCTGTACAAAACTATGTTAGCTAATGATGTTGCACCAGAACAAGCTAGAATGATGCTACCGCAGTCTATGTTTACTTCATATTATGTTACTGGCTCCCTTGCAGCTTGGGGTAGAGCCTATAAGCAGAGAGTACATGGACACGCACAAAAAGAAATTCAATTTCTAGCAAAACAGTGGGATAATGAAATTGGGTCATTATCAGAGTTATCGAATAGTTGGAACGCTTTAAAGGAATAGAAAGATGTCTTGTGGAGTTTGTATAAATCTGCCTTGCGGAGTATGCCACGATAGAATGGCTAAATCAATTATAACGTCATCATTGATATCTGCATGTTACCCAACATGTAATGAGTGTTATAATAACCAAGCAGAACCTACGTGGATATTTGACTATGTAGTTAAGCATGGACATAACAAAGAGAATGTTATCTTCTTCTTCTCTACTATAGTAGACGGTAAGTTAGTTGCATGGCAGGATTATGAAAAGAACAATAAAGAAAAGAAACCCGATAGCAAGCAAACTTAAAGACCCAGTATTCAGAAAGAGAATAGTTCGTGACCGTAAGAAATACGATAGACTAGTTAATAAAAAACAGATAGATATAGAATAGTTATGTTTTTCCTTGACATGGGTACAGAAGGCCCATACACTACACCCATTGAACCGGAGTTACCTAGATGAATAAGATATTGTGTACTGTAGCACTACTATTAGCTAGTACTTCAATTAGCTTTAGTCAAGAATTAGACTTTGATCCTTGTTCATTTAGTGTGCCACCTGATGAATTTGTTACTAATATATCTCAATGGCCAGATGAACTAGTACTTACTAAGGATAAGGAAAGAGTTAGAATATTCTGTAAAATACCAGTTACTCATGTGGCATATGGTTGCTTCTATAAAAGTGGAGTAACAGGTAAAACCCTAATTATGTTGTATGATACTGGCAACTCAAAAGCTAATGCCTGTATATTAAAACATGAAATGGCTCATGTTAATGGTTGGAGACATAACTAGACTATTATTTTGAAAGCGTCAAATGATCCCCCTATACAAGATTGTGGGTTTTTTCGTCGTTTGGGGCTGGCTCATATCCATAATGGCGAACATGCCAAAATAGCGCTTGACAGGTTCCTAACCATTGGCTATATGTCATCTATGCTCACGAAAGAGCAAATTTGAAACCAACAAACCGGAGTAAATAAAATGTCTGTTCCTAAGTTTCAGGGTATTGTTAAGGGAACTATTTCAGATATCCCTGATACCATTAAGTCTCGTGCTGTTGCTGTTAAGCATAACTGGGACGAATTTGAAGTTGGCGATCATCGTGATTTCCCCAATGATGCTAGTGGTATTAAAGCTCGTGCATCTGCTACTGCATTCTCTCGTGGTAGTAAGACCCGCGCACCTAGTAAGTTTGGGTCTCGGACTGTTGAACAGGATGGCACTAAGGTAATCCAGATTTGGCGTCTGGCTGATCCTATCACTACTGAAGTTAAGTCTGAAGCTGATCCTGTTCTTGAGGAAGTTAAGTCTGAGGTTAAGACCGCAAAGAAGTAACTAAAAACTAATCAAACCAACTTACATTACTGTGTAGCCCAGCAGAATGTAATTAAACTTTAACGGGCATAACATGAAATGGAAAATATTATGTATAAGATTATTTCTCTTGCTCTCGCTGCTGGTATGCTGTTCGGTACTGCTGGCCTTGTGTCTGCTGCTGGTACTCATATCCCGCAGGGCTGTATTGACGGTACTTCCCCGCAGGGTTACTGTGATGCGTTGAAGAATTGGAACGGTAGCACGTCGCGGAAGAGTGCCCCTCTTGTGTGTGTCCTGCCTGAAACTGTCCATAACACGCCTAGCGGTGATCGCTGCCTCTAATCAAATTTAAGACGAAAAAAAGCCCCGCTTTGGAAATCAATCCTTAGCGGGGTTTAATTTTGCCTAGTAGGTAGTTTAATTATTTGGATTTATAATCCTCTGGATCACCATAAAACGTTTCAAAGTTATGGGTTCCTTTATGTACTGCTTCTTTAATAGTACGTTTCCTGACACTTTCTACAAATTCAGGTAGAACGTCCGTAGTTGCATAATCTTGAACTATAGCTTTTGTTTCTCTTTTCATTATTCCAATCCACTTAGATATTTATGAACATTCTGCAACGCCCCGGCACCTTCACCAGCCGCAACCGCAACACGCTTTGTAGAGCCGCTACGCACGTCACCAGCAGCAAACACGCCTGACAGGCTAGTCTCATAGGGGAGAGGTATAATCGGCGTTCCTGAGCCATCTATGGGGCTTTCCTTCGCTATGCCATTAGCTGAGCAGAACATTTGATCCTGTAACAAATCAAATCCAGTAAGAATATATTTATTACTAGACAGATTTAAAGTCTCTTCAAGCCAAAGCGTTCTAGGTGAAGCTCCGATAAAAATACACATGCAATC